CACACGACAACACCCCAATGGTAGAAAGGTCTCCAAACGTTCAGGATCAGAACGAAGAAGTAAGGGAAGCGATCCAGGCGATAGTAACAGTCGCAAGGATATTCGGCTACAAGGGAAAAGGTGAGGTTTCCCCGACGGTTGAACACTGGGTTTCATTGGGAAAGGCAGCAGGAGTGAGATGGGCGAAGATTGCAAAGTATAAACTTGCAGCCTTCTACTCTTATCACAAAAAGCAGCCGATTCCAGAAGCACCGTTCAAACCGGCAGGGTTAGACCGACCTGATATGTTGGTCGGCGGTGGGACAGGGAGATTCCTATCTTCGATAATGCATCACGAAGGAGTCGTCAAAGACGAACTTCTCCAGTCGATAAAGCAATCGAAAAAGGGAATGCCCAGATCCACACCGGCGATTTTACAACAAGTCAAGGAGGAATACCTGGCAAAGGTAATCACACCTATACCCGAACCGAACGCAGCCCGTGGTTTATCGAAGGGTTTAAATGAATCACTACTAGTGAGTCTCGGCGAAGCATCTGAGCTTGTAAGCTTAGGTGTCGAGCCAATCCTGTCTCAAAAGACAGTAGAAGAGCAGCTCCGACGAACAGTCAGGGAGTTATTCCCACCGGGGAAATACCAGTACACAATGGAAGATAGACAGAAAATGTTCTTTCCGTCCACTAGCGCCAATTACATCAACAACCGGAAGAAGGCCGGTGCCGTAGGTTCAATAATGGACCACCCAACCCTGTTGAAGGGGTTACGTACACCAGGAGGATACCTGGAGAGTAACCCGATACTTCAAGAGGAGAAGGAAGAGGAACATATAGAGAACCGGCAGTACCGAACCATCCAACGTGAGATAATGCTCCAACAGAAATTTAACATTCTGTGGGACAGAATCCTGGACGAGGCGAAGAAGGAACTACCAAGAGTAGAACTGCACATACTAGCAGAACCGACCAAGGAGCGTGCAATAACCGCAATGGCACCCATGATGCAGACCGTAATGAAGAACTACATGAGGTTCATCCGGAAAAGGTTAGCGGAGTGGAAAATATTCCGACTCACGCATGAACCAATATCGGAGGAAATCATGCTGGACTTACTAGGGTTTGATCTTAAAAGCTGGGAGGCATACCTGTCAGGCGATTACGCCAATGCGACAGATGACTTCAAGCTGTGGGTTTCACGGACAATGGCTGATGAACTAGCCTATTGCACGAACCTTCATCCAACTGAACGTGTTATTCTCCAGATCACATTAACAGGCAACCTGTTTGAAACTGGAATGCAACAGAGGTCACAATTGATGGGTAGTATTACATCCTTTCCACTTCTTTGCATCGCAAACGCGGCAATGACACGATGGAGTGCAGAAGTAGCAGATAGGAGAGTGTACAAATTACAAGACTGTCGGATGGGAATCAACGGGGACGACGTAGCACTAAGGGCACACCGAAGGGTGTACGGTATATGGCAGAGAATAACCGCCATGGCGGGACTGAAGGAATCAATCGGCAAAACTTATCTAAGTGATAAGTTTGTGGAGATGAATTCTACACAGTTCAACCGAACCGAGACACCGAACTGGATTGTGTGCCGAGTGACAGATAGTCAAAAGTCACCCTCTGGGAATGTCGTAAGGACAACCAAGATGGTAATGCGTGCAACCAAACTCAAACTGGTTAAGTACGTAAACTTAGGACTTCTGAAAGGGTACAAGAGAGCGGACGGAAGGAGTCACCAAAAGGCAACCATTGCTGATCAAGATGATCCAAACTCCAACCTCGGGACATTAGCCAGGGAACTGCTAAAGTTCGCCCCAGAACGGTTACATGAGGAGTGTATGAAAGAATTCATACAAGCCCACAAGAAACCGTTACAGGTAATGAGCAAAATGCATATTCCGTGGTATATACCCGAATGGTTGGGAGGAGTGGGTCTACCAAGCGGTCCATGGGGCCAGCCATCCGAGCTGGACATGAGACTCGCACGTGAGATCATACTGAACTGGAAAATAAGAAGGCCAGTCAGTCTAGCCCACCAGGGCATGCAATGGAAGACATGGCAACTTGCAGAGAAGAGAATGCCTGAACCATACTACACAAACCAGAAGACATCGGCAACCGAAACATACAACCACATGGTAGGGGTACAATGTATCAACCTACTGTTTGATAGTAATGTTAGGATGACTGATATGTTCGATGGTTTAGGTATGGGCGGGGGCGTCTCAAAGGCACTAAAGAAAAACAGTGCGCTTTGGACCCCAGGCAAACGATCTCTCCCTGCACCGCTAAAAGCCGAAGATGTGCTCTTTCGGCCTCTGTATCCAAATTACGTCGACAGTACGTCCCGTTTGGAGCGTACCAAGAGCGAGGGCTACAACTTAGATTAAGTGTTGCAGCCAAGCGACGAATGCGACGACGAGATTCACTAGTATACATATTAAATAAAATACATAAATTACAATACCTTCGAAACCACTGCACTGGGACAGACACTAAAGCCAAGCTATTAGCGCATCTGTCGG